AACTCAGGAGAGATTGATGATCTTAGATACTTCACCAACAAATTGGTTAGGGGTTTGCGTATTCCTTCAAGCTACCTTCCTACTGGGGCTGATGATGGTGCATCACAATACAATGACGGGCGAGTGGGTACAGCATACATTCAAGAATTAAGATTCAACAATTATTGTCAAAGACTACAAGCAAACGTTGAAGAAGTTTTCAATAGAGAATTCAAATTGTATTTGCGTTCCAAAGGTGCAAACATTGATTATTCAATGTTTGACTTAAAACTTACACCACCGCAAAACTTCGCAGCATACAGACAAGCAGAACTTGATAATAACAGAATAGGAACGTTTACACAAATGGCTGCTATACCTTATATTTCAAATAGATTTGCTATGCAACGTTTCTTAGGACTTAGTGAAGAGGAGATTGCTGACAACGAACGTCTATGGAGAGAAGAAAATGATGAGAACCTCACAGATCTAGTCACAGATGACTTAGGTGGTGAGATGCGTATGGCAGGACTCAGCGGCGCTGACCTAGCTGGAGACGCAGGTGGATTAGAAACTGGTTTAGATGCTGGCGCAGGCGCTATTGATGGCGGAACTGGGGAAGCACCAGCAACAAATACAGAAAATGATATTGGAGGCGTTGGCGCTGACAATCCGGCACAAACTATATAAATAATAATATGATACTACGTGAACTATACTACTTCGATGACAAAACAATGGAACCTGTTGAGGATCATACCTACGATGCAGTAGACGATAAGAGTGTGATCAAGGTAGATGATGAGCGTAAGAGTAGATTAACACTCAAAGATATAAACAAAGCACGTAAAGCAAGTGACAACCACAAGGTTGAAAGCGAAAAAGAATTAAACTTCATTAGACAGATGTACGGATTAGCAGCACAGGCAGCAGCCGGCGGAATTTAATGAATAACATAGCCTTTGTTTTAGGTAACGGCATAAGTCGAAAACACATACCCTTAGAACCTTTAAGAGCCCACGGTAAAATATACGGATGCAATGCTCTATATAGAGATTTTGCACCAGATCATTTGATTGCAGTTGACACAAAGATGATCATTGAGATATCCGATAAGCGTTATCAAATGCACTATAATGTATGGAGTAATCCTAATAAACTTACACAAAAAACGGCAGGAATTAAAATAATGGAACCTAATAAAGGTTGGAGTAGCGGGCCTACTGCAATGCTGTTAGCAAGCCAACATGGATATAGAACAATATACATTTTAGGGTTTGATTATGTAGGGTTAGGTGATAAAAACGAAAAGGTTAACAATTTGTATGCAGGTAGTAAAAACTACAAGCAAACCAACGACAGAGCAACATATCACGGAAACTGGACAAGGCAAACTATGCTTTGCGCAAATATGTTTCCAAAGACTAAATACGTTCGAGTAATACCAAAAGAAGATTTTTTTATTCCTGATTATCTCAAAGGATTAAGTAATTTCGAACATATTACTAGTGAAGTTTTTAGAAAAACCTTCACACAAAACCAGCATATTTGATAAAATGGGCCGTTTTGACCCCATTTTACACGTATATTTTCAATAAAGTGTAAATATAATTGACAGCCTTGACAATGAAGGAGAATGACATGACTGATCGCAACAAGTTTGAAGAAATGCTTGAGCGCCTTGTCAATGAAGACAGAGCAGGTGCGGAAGAGCTTTTCCACGAAATCGTGGTAGAAAAATCACGTGAAATTTATGAAGGTCTATTAGAAGACGAAGAAGTAGAAGAAACAACTGATGAAGAAGTTGATGAAGCTACAGATGAAGAAGTAGATGAATCAGAAGAAGACCTAGACGAAGCAACTGATGAAGAAGTTGACGAGTCAGAAGAAGACCTAGACGAAGCAACAGACGAAGAAGTTGAAGAAGGAATCTTTGACGAAGCTGATCCAACTGATGACATGATGGGTGACATCGAAATGCCAGACGCAGGCGACGACATGGACATGGGCGGAGACGACGACATGGGCATGGACGACGAAGGTGATGTAGAAGATCGTGTTGCAGACCTAGAAGACGAACTAGAAGCACTGAAAGCAGAATTCGAAGCACTAATGGGCGACGAAGAGCCAGGTGACGAAGAAGGCGACATGGACATGGATATGCCAATGGACATGGATTCAGAAGAAGGTGACGACGACGAAGAAGAAATGGAAGCGTTTGAAGCAACTGATGAAGAAGTAGACGAAGCAACTGATGAAGAAGTTGAAGAGTCAACAATGCCAAAATCAGAAACAGAAATTATGCGTGAATACGTAACAAAAATGTCAGACGAGCCAAAGAAAGGTGACAACGGCGCAAACGCAAAATCACCAGTAGCTGGCAAAAACGACATGGGCGGCACAGCAGCAAATATCGCTAAAGGTGGAACAGCTGAAGAAAAAGGCACAGCAGGCGGCCTAGCTAAACCAGCAACTAGCGAAGACAACGCAGGGAATGTTAACACTCCAGGCGGTAACGGCGCTACTAACATGAGCGCACAACCTGGCCACGGCGCTGAGAAAAAGGGCAAGCCAGAAGACGCAGCTAATAAAAAATCAACTATTGGCAGCTAAGACGAGGACTGAAGTATGAAACTACTGAACGAACATTTGAGTTTCGACCAGGCTAAAATTGTTGTTGAGTCTGCCAACGAAGGTAAAGATCTTTTTATGAAAGGTATTTGCATTCAAGGCGGAGTACGCAACGCAAACCAGCGTGTTTATCCCGTTAACGAGATTGGCAGGGCTGTCACCACACTCAATGAACAAATTAGTGGTGGCTACTCAGTGTTAGGCGAAGTAGATCATCCTGAAGGACTTAATATTAACTTAGACCGTGTAAGCCATATGATCACAGAAATGTGGATGGATGGACCAAACGGTTATGGTAAGTTAAAGATTTTACCAACTCCGATGGGACAACTAGTAAAAACAATGCTTGAAAGCAGCGTTAAACTAGGCGTCTCATCGAGAGGTTCCGGCAACGTAATGGAAGACGGATCAGGTGAAGTAAGCGATTTTGAGATAATCACCGTTGATGTTGTTGCTCAACCGAGCGCACCTGGTGCTTATCCTACACCGATATACGAACATCTTATGAATACCCGAGGTGGTTATAGGGCGTTCCAGACATCAAGGGAAGTACAAGGCGACAAAAAGGCACAAAAATACTTAAAAGAGAGCTTATTAGATATAATAAGCAGGCTCCGATAACGAGGAGAAAATTATGTTGGAAGCATTAAAATCACTCTTCGAAAATGAAGCACTATCTGAAGAAGTTCGTACAGAACTTGAAGAAGCATGGAATGCAAAAGTTAAAGAGAACCGTTTACAGGTTACAGCTGAACTACGTGAAGAATTTGCTAAAAAATACGAGCATGACAAAACTACAATGGTAGAAGCCATTGATAGTCTAGTTACTGAACGTTTAGCAGAAGAAATTACAGAATTCCAAGACGATCGCAAGCAACTAGCAGAAGCAAAAGCAAAATTTGCTGTTGCACAACGTCAAAATGCTAACCTTCTAAAAAGTTTTGTAAGTGAACAACTAGCTAAAGAAGTTAAAGAACTACATAGCGATCAAAAAGCAATGGCTGATAAGTTTGTTGCTCTAGAAGAATTTGTAGTAGAATCTTTAGCAAAAGAACTTGCAGAGTTTTACGAAGATAAAAAAGACTTAGCCGAAACCAAAGTGCGCCTAGTGCGTGAAGGCAAAGCTCACGTTGATAGAGTCAAAAAAGACTTTATTAGCAAATCTGCTGCCCTAGTATCAGAAACAGTGTCAAAAGGACTTACAAAAGAAATTTCAGCACTGAAAGAAGATATTGAAGCAGCACGTAAAAATGATTTTGGTCGCAAGTTATTCGAAGCATTTGCTAACGAATATCAACATTCTTATCTAAATGAAAAGAGTGAAACTGCTAAAATGCTGAAAGTAGTTGATGCAAAAGACAAGCAACTAAGTGAAGCAAAACTAGCAGCGGCTAAAGCAATTAAACTTGCAGAAGCAAAGGCAAACGAGGTTAAAACAATCAACGAGTCAATTGCTCGCAATGATAAAATAAGCAAGTTGATCGCGCCATTGAGCAAAGATCAGCAAAGCATTATGACAGACTTACTGGAATCAGTTCAAACAACAAAACTGCAAGCAGCGTTTGACAAGTATCTACCAGCGGTTATCGATGGTAAAGGTCCAGCAAAGCAGAAGGCGGTATTATCAGAGGCAAAAGAAATTACAGGCAACAGAGAAAACAATGACGTTAAACAAGCAGGCGATGACAGTAATGTCGTAGATCTAAAGCGCCTTGCTGGATTGAGTTAAGGAGAAACCAATGTCAGAACTATTAGAAAGCCGTTGGAATGATACCAAAGCAGCACTTCTTGAAGGCCTAGGTGGCACAAAGAAAGCAGTGATGGCTACAACTCTTGAAAATACTCGCAAGTATCTTTCAGAGACAGCTACAGCAGGTGCTACTTCTGCAGGTAACATCGCAACACTAAACCGTGTGATCCTACCAGTGATCAGACGTGTAATGCCAACAGTTATTGCAAACGAACTAGTTGGTGTACAACCAATGACTGGACCAGTTGGCCAGATTCACACACTACGTGTTCGCTACAGCGACACAGCAGGCACAGGTGCATCAGGTGCAACAGCAGGTGAAGAAGCACTTTCACCATTCAAAATTGCTGAAGCATATTCAGGTAATGCTACAACAGCAAAAGCTGACGCAACTGCGGCACTAGAAGGACAAGCTGGTAACCAACTAAGCATCCAGATCTTAAAGCAGACTGTTGAAGCTAAAACACGTAAGCTATCAGCACGTTGGACTTTTGAGGCAGCACAGGATGCTCAGTCACAACACGGTATCGACGTAGAAGCAGAAATCATGGCAGCACTTGCACAAGAAATTACTGCTGAAATCGACCAAGAAGTATTAGGCTCACTTGCTACATTAGCAGGCACAGGCACTGATACATATGACCAAGCAGCAGTATCTGGAACAGCTACTTTTGTTGGTGACGAACATGCAGCATTAGCAGTTCTTGTCAACAGAGCAGCAAACAGAATTGCACAGAGAACACGTAGAGGCGCAGGTAACTGGGCTGTTGTATCTCCAGGCATCTTAACTGTGCTACAGTCAGCAACAACTTCAGCATTCGCAAGAACAACTGAAGGAACTTTTGAAGCACCAACAAACACCAAAATGGTTGGAACATTAAACGGCGCAATGAAAGTATATGTAAACACATATGCAGCAGACGACGATGTTCTTGTTGGCTACAAAGGAACTAGCGAATCAGACGCAGCAGCGTTCTATTGCCCATACATTCCATTGATGAGCTCAGGCGTTGTTCTAGATCCAACAACATTCGAACCAACAGTGTCGTTCATGACTCGTTACGGATATGTTGAGCTATCTAACACAGCTTCGTCGCTAGGTAACGCAGCTGACTACCTAGAGAAGGTAGAAGTAACAAGCGGAAACCTAAGCTTCAGCTAATATTAGTTGTATACAAATTCTAAATAGGCCCTACGGGGCCTATTTTTTTGAGTAAATATAGTAAGGAGAAATACTATGGAAGAACTAGGACAAGTTTACAAATTTACTGGAATTTATGGACATATACGTCCTGACAATTTTGGTGCAACCAGAAGAGATATCCTTTTCAAAAAAAATGAACACAAGCTAAAACTAGGTGATAGGGTTAGATTTGACCATGAAGAAAAGAATGGAAGAAGGTTTGCAAAGAACTTACAAATTCAAAGCACATAATAACCCATTTTTTGAAAAAGGATAAATACTTATGTCAAGAGGAGAGCCTCTTAGAGGACTTATGCGGTTACCCACCGCGTAGACCTAGAACGTCAAAAAGGAGAAAACAATGGGACGTCCAATTAATAAAGATAAGATCGGATACGGATCAGGTCGTATCGCAGTAACACGCCACTTCTTTACAGGTGGTGCAGAAGCAACAACAGCAGCTCACATCGTAAGACAAGCAGGCAACGGCAAGTATGTTGTGCGATTAGATTCAAATGCCGGTGATCCATCATCTGATGAAGTACTAACACTTGCTAACAAAGTAGGCACAGGCGGTGGCGAAGCACTAGTAGCAGGAGAATTCACAATCGACGCTATCGGTAGTGATTCAACAACATACCAAGTTACAAAACTACGTAACAGAACTGTGCAAGTTGAAGGCGGCGGAACAGAAATAAACTGCATTTACAACATCGGTTATGATGCAAGTGCCAGAGAAATTTCAGGTCACCCTAATGCAAACTTGAGTGTAGCACTACCGGGTCAAGCATAAGCTGGAGTAGTAAATGGCAATTCAAGTCAATAGAATAGGTGTAGACGAATATACTCTACAAATAGATGACGGAGGAACAATTAACCTCCTAACTGGCTTGTCTGGTAAAGTCAACATTAATGGTAATGTTGACATTGCTGGTAGTATGACAGCTGGATCTAGCACATCTATTGAATCTGAAGACTTGTTGATCTATGATAATACTATTACAATAAACAAAGGCGAAACAGGAGCTGGTATAAGTTTAGGTGTAGGCGGTATTATTATTGAAAGAGGAACAAGAGATGATGTAAGACTATTCTTAGATGAATCAAAGAACGGTATCAGAAGCGGAGGCACAACACTAGGTGCATTTATTTTCCAAGATGCAACAGCTAGTCCATCAACTGACTCTTTAATGAGTATATATACCAGTGCTGTTCTTACAGGTGGTGAAGATTTATATCTTGTTGGTTCCGGCGACGGAACAGTCAAAGTTACCTATACTACTGATTATGAAGCTAAAATTTGGGCTTATGATGGCGATGGCGCTGTAATACCCGAAGATCCAGGCTTACCGGATAGACTAAGACGCAATCCAACTACATTTGATGATGATATTTTAGTTAATGTTAGAGGTATGATTGACTATGTTAATAGTTGGAACTTGTATAACTTTTCTGACACTATCTCTGCATCTACATCTATAGATCCTACAACATTTGTAAGAGCTGAACATACAGGTGCTGGAGATTTACAAAACAGAGTATTGGTTAGTGTAAACGATGGTGAAATAGCTCAGTTTTTTCAAAACAAGTTAGTAGTTGCTAATCTTAATTTTGTAGGTGATACTATTTCGTCAGAAGATACTGACGGCTTTGTTAAGTTGCAAGGCACAGGAGACGGTGTTGTCCAGTCTAATGATTTCTTTAATCTTACAGTTCAAGACGATACTTCTTTAGGAGTTCCAGCAGATGGTATTTATTTGTATTCTAAACCAGAAGCAGACGGCGGTACTGGACTGTTTTTTAAGAATGCAAACGAAACACAAGATGAAATAATAAGCAGAAATAAAGCACTGCTTTACAGTATAATATTTTGAGGAAGAAAAAATGGCAATAGAAAATGCGCAAGTGCTGACTACAGATACAACCATACTAACGGTTCCGGCAAGCAAAAAATATGCCATTACTACTCTATTGGTCTGTAACACAGGAACAGACGACGGCACAGGTGTAAATGATTCATCATTTGATATGCACGTGATTCCAGATGGTCAAGTAAAAGGTGACGGAAATTTGGTTTTAAATTCTTTACCTGTGTCTGCATCAGAAACATTTACATTTAATGTTGAAAGATTAATTTTAGAAGAAAACGATAAAGTAGTATTGGTAGGACAAAGTCCAACAAACCTTACCGCCACAATAAGTTATTTGGAAGTATAAAACATGAAATTTATGAAGCGACAGTCATTACACGAAAGGAAGATAGCTGATAAGTCTTTGATACTTACTGCTGACGGAAACGTTGAGATTAATCTCGGCGAAGGTAAAACAGTAGATATAAACGCTGATTTACGAGTTACAGGACAAGCATCAGGACCTCAAGCTACTAACGTGTATTACGTCACCAAAGACGGTAGTGACTTGAATGATGGTAAGTCACAAGACGCTGCTGGTGCATTCGCTTCGATTAAAAAAGCAACAGAAATTGCTCCTGAAGGTTCAACAATCATTGTTGCGCCTGGAGATTACTATGAAGAAAATCCAATTACACTAAGAGACTTTGTAACTATAAGTGGTCAAGGTGAATTACGTAACACAAGAGTTTTTCCTAAGAACAACACAGACGACTTGTTCTTTATGGGCAACGGATGCTACCTATTCCAAATGACATTTAGAGGACTACGTTATCCAGGTTGGTGTGCAAGAATACGTCCAGGCGCACTTGTTACAACTTCACCATATGTTCAAAACTGCACAAATATGAACGGTCCTTGGTTGAATGACGGAACAGAATTTATTCCTTTTGAAACTGTGCAAATAGAAGGCATCGAACCTGGTGCTAGACCTTTAACAGTAGAAGATCAACCGTCATTACCAGTTGAAAAACAAATCAACCCAACTGGCGGAGGAGGCGGTCTGCTTGTTGACGGTGATGAATATGATCCTGCATCTCTTGTTTTCAGTTTCGTTGCAGACGCATTTACTCAAATCTCACAAGGTGGTATTGGTTTCCATGTTACCAACTTTGGTTATACACAGATCGTTAGTTGCTTCTCAGTTTTCTGTAGCGTAGGCTTCCTAACAACAAAAGGCGGTTACCTATCTATTTCTAACTCAGTTAGTGACTTTGGAACCGAGGGTGTTGTTGCTGATGGATTTTATCCAATACCTTATACAAATGCTGTTCCACTTACTGATTATTTTTCAAGTGTTGGTAGTGTAACTATAAACAATCCTGGTGCAGGATATACTGGTGTGCCAGTGGTAACGTTTGATCCTCCGACAGGCGCTGGTGGTGTAACAGCAACAGGCACAGCACAAGTTGACTTGACAACAGGACAATTGGCTGCTATATCTATAGCTACAAGCGGAAGCGGATACGAAAGTGTTCCAGGAATCACAATCACAGGTGGTGGTGCCTCTATTACAGCCGAAGCTACTGCAAACCTTCAGACAAACAGCACTATATCATTAGGAAGTTTACGTGATAAACCGCAAACTGGTTCTATTATACAATTTGAAGGCGATTCAACATACTACTATATTACAGCAACAGAAATTACAAAAGCACCTTTTGTATATGACGAAACTGTATGTCGCAGAGACATAAGACGTATTGTTGATGCTGTAACAGGTGATATTGTTTTTGGAACCGATTATCAATCATATTCTGCAGGACAAAGTTATTTAAGAAGCACCAGCACTAAAGTTTTACTTGACCAATTAGAACCAACTGTATATGGTATTGAAAGTGCTAGAGACGAAATGAAGGCACTTACAACTAATCTTGCTATGAAAGAAGAAATAGATGCAAGATTTAATATTATTACTAATATTATCGAAGCAGGAGACAGTAGCAGCACACCTGGTATAGGTAGTGAATTAAATGAATCTCTAAATGATTTAACTAGCATAGACGATGGAATCATAGCAGCAAAAAATAACATACTTGCAAATAGAGACTTTATTATTGAAGAATTAAGTGCATACATTAACGATCAATTTACGGAATTAAGTTACGATCAAACACAGTTTAACACTGATATGGATAACTTACTTTACTCAACAGCATTGTATGTTGTATTTGGTAGTGATCAAGGTGTAATTAGACAAGCACAAGAAATTGAATATAGAGACAGATTCCAAGACTTGTATCTTACTTCATTAGAATACTTGCGTGACAGATGCCTAGCGTTAACCGAAGTTGCAGCAGATAGCACATCGCAAGATAGAGTTAACGAAGCATTTAATCAATTCATTAATATTTTAGACGATGGCGATAGTTCAGGAATCACAATAGAATTTCCTAACCATGCAGGCGCAATACAAAACAGAATTGATACAAAAGACCAATTACTTGCAAATAAAGAATTTATCAAAGCAGAATTTACAGCATTTATCGATGATGATAATTCGGCATTTACATATGGCGGTCAAGATGCTGCTACATATCAAACATACATGGGTTACATAGTTGATGCATTAATATTTGACATGTTATATACAGGCACAGCGGCCACAACACAAGAAGCAATATACTTCTTTAATAATATAAATTATAGCTCATTCATACAAGCCGAAATTACAACTCTTACTGATGCATTTGCACGTATAAGATTTATATTACAGAGAATTATAAGAGACTTGCCTGTTACTCCTACAACTGGTAATTTAGAAACACAAGATTTTGCTAGTGGTGCAGCAACGCAAGTTGAAGCAACTGTAATTGACGGTGTGTTACAAATAATTGAAAATGTAGTTATAGCCGGAAACTTAACAAGTTTGCCTGCTAAAACATACCCAAGTTTTGAAACAGAACTTACTGCACTACAAGATTCAGCAGGTGTGATATTAAGTCAAAGAACAGTATTCATTACAGATGTTATTGCACAAAACTTGGCAAATTATCCTACATTAACATACAATATAGAAAAATGTAAACGTGATGTTGGTTATATCATAGATGCAATATATAGAGATGCGCAGCTTGGCACTAACCATAACAGTATTACAGCAGGTCTAGCATACAGTAGAGCAAACACAGCATACTTAGATTCTGAACAAAAGCCTGCAACAATTATTGCACTAAGAGAAGCAAAACGTTTACTTGTATTAGCTGCTAATAGAGATTCAAATTTCCAAACTTCGGTTGGTAACTTATTTGATGATATTTTAAACATAATTGAGTTTGATCAACTGCCAAGCGAAGGAACAGTTTATCCAGAACCGGGTCCTGCAAGCACTGATTTGATCAATGCTACCGAACAACTTATTGCAAACAGAACATTCTTACAAGAAGAAGTTATTGCATATATTAATGACAATAACTTTGTATACGATCAAGCCAAGTGCGAAAGAGATACTGGATTGATTATTGATGCAGCATATTTTGATGCAGCATTAGGAACAAACTATAATGCAGTAACAAGTGGACTTGCATATCAAAGAGCTAATAGTGCATATGTTATCAGTGGACAGCAAACTGAAACAGTAGGTGCTATAAACTATGCAAAAGGTCAAGCAAGCGCAGCAGTTTCAAGTGATGCTACTGCACAAACTAGAGTAGAAGCGGCATTTGACGAGATTGTAGATATTATACAAAACGGTGTAGTAAGCACTGATACATCTGCAGATGCACTAGTCTTTGCTAATCCAACTACTGCAACAGCAGCACAGATTGCTGCAAAAGACCAATTACAAGCTAACAGGGATTTCCTAGCAGCAGAAGCAGTATCTTATGTTGAAAACAATTATCAAAACTTTGTATACGATCAAGCAAAGTGTGAGCGTGATGTAGGATTAATAATGGATGCTGTGGCACTTGACATAGCATTAGGAACAAACTATAACAGTGTAACAGCAGGTCTATCTTATCAAAGAGCAAGTAGTGCTGATTTACAAGATAACCAGAAAATACAAACACTTGCTGCAATTAGAGAATTAAAAGAACAGCTAAGATTATTAGGATTAAGTGATGCTGCTGAGCCTAAAATGGAAGCTGCAATTGATGAAGTAATTGACATACTTGATAATGGGGTGTTAAGCACAGATACAGCAGCAGATGCTCTCGTATTCCCAACACCAGGTGTGCTACCAACTACAGATGCAGTGGCAGCGAAAGATCAATTAATTGCTAACAAGGAATATATTAAAGACGAAATTATTGCTTGGATTGCTGTAAACTTTCCATCATTAACATATGATGCAACAAAATGCGAACGTGATGTAGGATATATTGTAGATGCAATATGCCATGATATTTTGTATGGTGGTAACAGTGCAACTATTACAGCAGCAAGAAGTTATTTTGTTGATGGTGTAAGCCAACTAGGAGATCCAGCAGAAGAAGCAGCAACAGCTGATGCGTATAATAGACTAGGTGACATACTTGGAGATATTGTTATAGAAGCGCCTGTGACAACTTCTGTAGGAAACTCTTTAACACAAGATACAGCAGGAACACCTGCAAGCTCAACTGAAGCTGACGATGTCGAAGGCTTAGTCAAAATTATTGAAGATGTAATTAGAGCAGGCGACTTAACTGGTTTACCTGCAACTGTATTACCAAGCATTACATGGGCTGATGACGATTTAGAGCAAGCATACAGCGTAATCAAAGGCAACAAAGAAACTGTTCAAACTGAAATTATTATCTTTATCGCGAACAACTTCCAAACATTTGCTTATGACGAAGCAAAATGCCGTAGAGATGTTGGAATACTTGTTGAAGCAGCAGCATACGATGCAGCATTTGGAACAAACTACAATGCAGTAACAAGTGGACTTGCATATCAAAGAGCTAATAGTGCATATGTTATAAGTGATCAAAACTTACAAACTATTGAATCAATCAAATATTTAAGAGATCAAATGTCAACTGCTACAGGTATTAGCAGTCAATTCTCAGCAAGGATAATTACAGCTCTAAACGAAGTAATTGACATAATTGAGAATGGTGTAGTCAGCACTGATACATCTGCAGATACATTAGTATATCCTGTGCCAAGTATCTTACCAACCAGTGCATCAGACGATGCTAACGCACAACTAGTAGCTAACAGAATATTCTTAAGCAAAGAAGTTGTTGCATATGTAAACACAACTTATCCATTATTAACATATGATCAAACCAAATGTGAAAGAGATACAAAATATATTGTTGACGCACTAGCATATGATGTTCAATATGGAGGTAACTTAGCAACTAAAGCAGCAGCTGAAGCATATTTTGTCGGAACAGCAAGTCAATTAGGCGCAGGACAACAAGCAGCTACAATAGATGCTTATACACAACTGAAAACATGGTTGTCAGATGTTGTGCAAAATAATTTAATTGCATCTCCTCAACAAGTGGTTGTAACACAAGATACAAGCGGTGCAGGAGCAACAGCAGTTGAAGCAGGAACTGTTCAAAACTTGATTCAAATCATTATTGATGTCATTTCAGCAGGTAACACTGATAGTATGCCTGCAGATATAGCACCAAGTATTGCTTGGACATCTGATAGCGATCAAGGTAGTTTTACACATATTACAGACAGAACAACTGATTATCAAAATGCTGTAATCACATTTATCAACAATACATTTACACGCAACTTTACATTTAATTCTACAAAATGTGAACGTGATACAAAGTATATCGTAGATGCATTAACATATGACATTTTGTATGGTGGTAACAGTGCAACTAGAGCTGCTGCTGACAGTTACTATGTAGGAACAAGCAATCAAGTTACTGGACAACAACAAGAAACATCAGATGCATTAGGATGGGTAAACACACTACTAGGTAGTGTTTTACTTGATACTGCATACAGTGATCCTGAACAAACAGTCGAAACACAAGTTACAGGCAGTGGAGCAGCAAGTGCAACAGAAGTTAACAGAGTAGGTGACTTACTTGACATTATACAAGATGTAATTATTAATGGCACTGATAATCTACCAACTGAAACAAATCCAGATATTACATGGGCAGCAGCTGGTATACAGTCAGCAGTAGCAACTTTATCAGCATCAAAAGAAACTATTATAAGCGATACTATTTCGTTTATAGGAACAACATACAACGGTTTTAATTACAATCAAGATGTGTGTAAGAGAGATACAGGTTACTTAATTGATGCTGTAGCACATGACTTGTTATATACTGGTAATATTGCTACATTGATAGCTGCTAGAGCTTATTTCTTAGGATCAATACAGTATATTCCAGCATACCAAGTTGCAAACACAGTAGCAGCATATGCACACTTAGCTGATATAGCGCAGAAATGTATTGAAGGCATTGGAGTGGCACCTACTACAGGAAACCCTGAATCACAAATCCTAAGCGGAAATTACGGCACTAGTGTTCAAAGTTCTACATCTACAAGTTTGATAAACATAGTCAAAGATGCAATTAACAACCAAACACTTGTAGGAACTCCGGGAGAAGTTGAGCCAGATGTAAGTTGGTTACCTGAAGTTACTAGAACAGCAGCGTCAGTAATGCTTTCAGAAAAGGCAAATATTCAAAACTCAGTAATAACTTACATTACTGATAATTTAATTAATTTCACTTACAACATAGATAAATGTAAGAGAGATACTGGATATTTAATTGATGCAGCAATTTATGATACAATGTATCAAGGTAACAAGCAAACGAGACGTGCAGCAGATGCATATTATGCAGGTGCTATCCTTGGTGCAGCAAAAGTAGGTAATGCAGATCAAACACTTGTAACCGCTTATAGTTACTATAAACTAGGAGATTTGTTAAAACAGGTTGTTTTAAACGATCCTGTCACTACAAGCTACGGTAATGTATTAACACAAGATGTTACTATACCAGACGGCTCACAAGCAGCAGCAGACAACTTTGAATTACTTATTGATAGAATAGCAATATCTCTAATAGAAGGTTATACTACTGGTTGGCAAGAACAGAATCACAACTACGAATTAGGCAGTGCAGTATATAATACCGAAAGAAACAAAATACTCGGCAATATACAAACAGTTGAAGACAATGCTATTGCTGATCTAAACCAAGTATACGGTGGAACAGCAAATGTTAGATTGTTCCCTGGAATTATCACAGTTAACACTACACAACAAGGTAACCTATACAATGTGTCAACAATTTCAACATCAGGACATGCATTTGAATATGTAGGTGCTGGCGTTACTTATAACGCACTTCCGTTCTTTGGCGGTAGTGCTATAGCAGAACAAGAAATTATTGAACGCAATCAAGGTAAAGTATTTGCAGGCGGCACAGTTGACCAAATTGGTAACTTTAGAGTTGGTAACTTCTTTGGTGTAAACGCTCTTACAGGTGCTATTACACTTAACGCTAATGAAATTGATTTACAAGGTTTAACCAGTGTAGGACCGTTTATTAGAGAAGGTATTCCAGTTGGTGTAGAACTTAAAGAAGTTAGTGACAATGCTAACCTAATTTCAAGTCTAGGAACGCAAGACTTCAATACTGCGCCAACTCAAAGAGCTGTAAGTGTATATGTCGAAAACAGATACTTAAACAAACTCAACGGCGGCACAGTTAACAATGATGTAACTTTTGACACAAATATCACTGTTGACGGCGAACTTATATTAACAAACAACGATCTTGCTGTTATATATGGCGGAACAGGACGTAGTAATTTTGTTCCAGATGGTGTTGTATATGGTGACGGCACAGCAGCATTGAAAGTAACAGAAGCAGCAGGTAGTGCTGATGCAAGTATAAGTTATCAATTACTTACAGTTACAGGTGATGGAGATTCAAATCCAATCTGGACTGACACATTAGATGGCGGCGAGTTCTAAGCCGCCATTTTACTCCTATGATAAATAACATTACAGCGATTTCTATCGTGTAGTTTTGGGCGTCTATATAGACCTGACCCGTACCTAAATAGGAGGCATGCCGAATGGCAACAACAATTAGACATAAGCGATCTGCAGTCGCGAATAAAAAACCTATAGTTTCTCAATTAGAATCCGGTGAATTAGCAATCAACACAGCCGACGGTAAAGTATTCTTGTTACGTGATGATAACACAGTACAGGACATTACTAGACGCATTTTTGATAAAGATACTGAAATTGCAATCACAGACCAAGGTGATAGCGCAAGTGCAGAAATTAGTATCAAAGTAAACGAATTTGAAACTGCTCAGTTTACACAAGCAGGAATGAACATGTTCAATGACTTTGATCTTGAAAATGCTAAAACCCTAACATTCAAAGAACTTACAGCGTCAGGTGATGACGGTGTAGGAATCAAAGCACCGGATACATTAGACTCAGGATACACAATGACACTGCCTCCGTCACGTGGTACTGTAGGTCAGCTCTTGAAAACAGATGGCTTTGGTAACTTATCTTTTACCGATGCTGACGTATTTGGTGGTAATGTTATCTACGTTTCTGCTGAACAAGGCGATGACGCTAATGATGGACAGAGCGCTCCAGTTAAAACTGTTAAGAGAGCCTGTCAAATTGCTTCTGGACTAGTTTACAATGCTGACGGCACAATCAACTTCCGTCGTGTAAACATCAAAGTTGCTGTTGGTGACTACACAGAAGACAACCCTATTATTGTTCCGGATAACACAGTTATTAAAGGTGACGGTTTGCGTGGTTGTATTATCCGTCCTGCAAATGCTAACTTAGATATCCTACGTGTTAGAAACGCTTGTTACTTTGGTGAATTTACATTCCGTGACGGTGTTGATGATAACTATGTTCCAACTATTACTGCTGACTATGCTGTGGCGTTTGATGATCCTTTTGATCCTGTAATTACAGATAGAGATCAATATACAAACTTACCTGACACAAGACCAACTATTGTTACTTCACCATATATCCAGAACGCCTCGATTATTTCGTTCTTAGGTATGAACGGTGCTAAGATTGACGGTTCAAAAGTTGAATCACCCAACGTTCCGACATACGGTATTGAGGCTGAGAATCCGGTTATTGGTGCTATACCTGAACAAGGTAAGTCAATGGTTGCTAACGCCTTTACTATTCTATCATTTGGCGGAACAGCGTGGCGACTAACCAACGATGCTTATGCACAGATCGTGTCTTGCTTTGAAATCTTCCTACTCAACGGTGTATACTGTCAGTCAGGTGGA